TTCGGGTTTCTCCCTCTCGATCCGATCCTGATCCGTGAGATTGAAGGTCGGGCCCGCCTTCCAGGGGTTCGGTCCGTTGTGGGCGCCTTTGCCGCCGCCAGGGGCGCCGCCACCGCTGTTGCCGGCGAGGATGAACGGCTTGCCGTCGTCGCCTTCGGCCCAGAGCTTGATGGCCTCGGCCAAAGGGAGGCCCCCCTTGTAGGCGAGGGGCTCGCCGTCCTCGTCCTTCAGCTCGACGCCGTCCCGCAGCATGGCGGTGGCGGCGCGCTTCAGTTCGGGCTTGATGCGGGCTTCGTCGAGCGCCGCCGACAGGCCGTTGTCGATCACCAACTTTTGCACCTGGGCCTCGGCCTTCTCGGCTCGGTCGGTGGCGGCTTTGATGTCGCGGGCGTGCTTGGTCTCGAGCTGGGTGCGGACGGCCTCGACGTCGCCGCTGGCCTTGGCCTTGTCGGTTTCAGCCTGTTCCTTCTCGGCCTCGATAGCGGCCAGGCGGTCGTTCAACTCCTTCAGGGCGTCGCGGTCGGCCTTGGCGTCCTTCTTCAGGCGCTCATGGGCGCTGGCGAGGGCGGCATGGGCGGCCGGATCGATCTGCTTGGGCTCGTCGTCACCGCCGCCGCCGGCCGGAGCATCATCCAGCGCACGAGGGATGGTAGGGCCGCGCAGCATGCCCGGCGCTCCGAACGTTGGGGCGTAGATGGCAGGCAGCACGGAGCCGCCGCCGTAAAGGCGGTTCTTCAGGTTGTTCATGGTGGGTAGTTCCTCCCGCTCAGCGGACAGAGGGGGCGCTGCTCAGCTCACGCCCTGGTGGATGCCCCGGCTCTGCTCGGGACATGATGCTGGACCCCGTCCGTTTTGACATCGGTACCGACTCCACCTCCGGTGAAGCTTGGACTTGGGGGGGAATGAATGAGTTTGGCCAGCTTGCTCGGCGACGACGAACATACTGCGAAGGACGACGCTTACGCCCGTGCGATGAAGTCTCGCAAATGGGTCGTGTTGAGTGCGGCCGCGTGCTTTGCGGTCTGGTCGGGCTTCTTTTCGCCTATCGATTTTTCGGTGGGAGTCGGAAAGATGTCTGTGGCGGCAGGGACGTGGCGAAAACTAACAAGCTACGGACTAATGTATGCGAGCTTTCAGTACGTCTTCTTGATCATTCAGCTAGCTGGAAGATACAGGCACTTGCTTCATGAGCGCTTCGGCCTCCGTGAGATGGAGCGGGCCACGGATACGCAGCGGCAGATCGAGCAGGCAGTTCTTGAGCGATCTGCAATGAGAGGCGACCCTAGGGCTCAAGCCATCATGGTGGCAACAAATGCACCGGACCATTTTCTAGTCCCTGGGTCCCTGCCGCCTGAAGTTTTGCAATCCAAGATAGACGGCTTGGACAATAAAATTGCTCAACTTCAAGCGCTGGCGGACACCATGCCCGCTCAGCCGGCGCCTACCGCTGTCTACCAGCTATCGGAGGTCTTGATCGACTTCATCCGTCTTGGAGTGCCGGCGCTAACCGCCGTCATCGCCTTCTGGACGATATTCAGAATTTGACCACAATATGCTCACCGCGCGCCAGACAGGTCGCGCAAACAATCTGCTTCTGGCCGCCGGTCGGTTTCCCGCTCTTCCAGACCATGCCGAGCTTCACCTCGATCATCGCGAGGCCGGTGCAGCGAGGGCAGCGAACAATCGGCGTATCAGGCAGCGACGCCTTCATGCGTTTCAGCGGGCCTTCCGCCTCCGGCGTTCCATTGATGACCTTGAAGGGCGACTTCACTCGTCGTCCTGGCCGAAGTCGAAGGGCTCGCCCTCGGCGTCCGAGTTGTCGATCTCAATCCCGCGCGGATCATTGTCCACGAACCGGTTCTCAAGGCCGGTGGGCAAGGAGTCTGGCGGTGATTGTTCGGGTCGCATGGTCATACGATACCACCTTCAGTCTTTGCCCGCGAGCAAGCAGGACTTCGCGCTCCTCCTCGCCGAAAGATGAGACGCGCTCGACATTGAGGCCTCGGATTCCTGCCGGCGCCAGGATGCGGATGAAGTAGGCGTCGTCCTGCTCGGACTGGAATTGCTCGGCCGCCTTCATCGAGAGCGACGTGCTCATGAATGCGGGGTCCGTGATGACTGAACCGACCCGAAGGCCAGCTGATCTGAAACGCTCGATCATGTCGGGGCCGACGCCGCGATAGAGCGTCGCAGGTTCCGTCAGTCGGGAGCGCCCGAACAGCTGATCAAGAGCATCGATCTCGTCCCGCACCTCCGGAGAGAACGGCACCACGCCCCGCAGCGCTCCGTTGATCGAGCGATAGCCGCTGCCGGTGTAGCTCGTCAGGGCTGCAAGCTCTTCGCTGGTCACAGGGCCGATAGGCGACAGCACTCGCACCAACGGAGCCAAGCCCGACAGCGTCCGCAACTGTTCCAGGGTCAGGAGGCGGCCCTTGTCGTCGACGAAGCGATCCACGGTCAGGTCACCAGCGCGATAGAGCCGTCCTTTCGCTCGTCCCAGCACTAGACCCTGCACGTCAGTCGGTTGGCGTTTAAGCCACTGATCGTAGGATGGCGCCTCTGCTGATTTCAGTCCGTCGATCTCCGGCGCCGCTGTGCTCCGGCAGTTGATGTGCCGCGGCGGCCAGGGGAAGCGTTCGAGCTCATGCACGGAGTTGTGCAGGCTCGCGCAGGTGATCGTCGTCCGGGCGTCGATGGTGGCGATGAAGCGAACCTTGGTGACGCCCAGCGCCAGATAGGTCTCGCGGGCGGCAACCGAGGCGTAGTGGCTGTTGGCGGTGCGGACCATTGCCGCGGCGCCGCGCCGGCTGACCTCCAGCACGCCATCGCGGTACTGGTTGGCTCTCGTTCCTCGCAGTAGTCGGGCAACGTCCGCCGCCGAGCGCCCTTCAATAAAGCCCTGCCGTATGACCTCTCGCGCTCGCTTGGCGGCGCCGTCTTCGGCCTCCCGAAGCCAGTCTTGAAGGAAGCGGCCCTGAAATGGTCGGGCGGTGGCGGCGGCGACGACCTGGGCCGTTGTTGGCACCCCCGTGTCGCCAATCATTCCCGCAGCTTGCTGGCCATAACGGACCATCCGGGCCGAGAAGTCGCGTTCTGCTCCAGCTAGGGCCGCCAGATCATCCCCGAGCCGAGAACGGACGACTGTCCAACCGTCCGCCTGTAGTGCGCGCACCTCGTCGAGAAGGCGTTCGAGGCGGGCGCTGTTTCGCCCCTCATCATCGGCTTGGCGGATACGAGCGACGAGGCTTTCGTCGGTTCGGTTCAGGACTGCCAGCACTCGCTGGACGGACCATGTCGAGTAGCGGGAGAGGGCGATGCGGTGGAGGACCGCCTCGTCGATCAGGCGTTCGGCGGCGGACGCCATCAGCGCGTCAGAATGTCGATGCCGCCACCCGACCAAATGTCCAGATCGGTGGCGATTTGCACTGCGCCCTCGGCGGAAGCGCCCATTGCCAGCGCGCCTAGAGCGAAATGATCGCCGGAGCCAATGGCCACATAGTCGGCAGTGAGCGGCCCTGTCAGGTCGAGATTACCGTTCGCATAGAACACATCGCCGTCGGGGCGGATCACGATCAGCTCAAAGCTCTCAGGCTTGAGGTCGCCGCTTTCGACAGGTTCGCAACCACCTTCGACCCAGCGCTTCAGCAGCGCATCGGCCCCGACGTTGCTGGAACTGGCTCCCCAGAGCGTGCCATCTTCAAGGCGATGGATCTTGGTTTTGGTACCTATGGGTTTCTTGTCGCCCGAATAGGCTCGCCTGTCTGCGGCTAGGGTGCCGTTGCGGTAAACAATGGTCGTCATGCCGCGTGATCCTCCACCGCGCCGAGGCCGCCACCCTCATCGTCCAGCGCTTCCCGGTGATCCTCAAAGCTCTTGGCCGGGTCCACAATCTCAGCCCGCTGCAGGTTCTCGAACAGGTCTTCCAGCGTGATCGCGCCGGACTGCCAGGCCGAGAGCAGGGCGGTGAGTTCCTGAGCCGACAGCCCAGCCGGGTTTAGGTCGGTGTTGAGCCAGAACTGGATGCCGGAGCTAGAGACGCCCGCCCAGTCGGCCATGAAGGTCAGCGCCTTTGTCAGGCAGTCGGAGAAGGCGTTGGCGATGCCGGAAACGACGGAGGTTTCGCCAGCACGCTCGATGCGGGCGGTTTCAGCGGCGATGGCTGCGCGGCCACTTTCCAGCAGCATGCGGGCACCCATGAGCGCGGCGTCCTTGCGTTTGGCCTCCAGCGCCAGCCGCAGCTCTTCCAGACCGGCGCCTGTAAACTCCATGAACTTGGCGTCGCCGTCGGCGCTGACCGCGATACCCTCAGACGAGCCGAGTTTAACCGCTTCGCCCTCGGCGAGGTTGAGGCCCTTGAAGATCGGCGTCGGGTTGGCGGTCCACAGCAGGGCCCATTCCAGGGCGGCCGAGTTGTTCAGGTGCGCGATGGATATGTCCGCGATGTCCTCCAGCGGAGGCTTGGCCGGCACCGGCTCGCCATCGCGCGAGTTGGAGAAGAACGTCGGCAGCACGTCCAGGCGCTGGCCGTGGCGCTTGGGCTCCACCGTCTCACCGAACTGAACCCATGCGCCGGTCTCGTTGCGGAAGACGCGCTGGCGATAGAAGCCGGCCTGATCCAGGTCGAGAACGCGGACCTGCTTGACGGTCGTCAGCTTGAACTCGTCGGCGCCGTCTTCCTCCTCGACCTGTTCCAGCACGCGGACATGCGCCAGCTTGCGGGCCGCGCCGATCTTGCGGAAGCGCGCGGAGAGGATGTTCGACGCCGTGTAGAGCTTGAGGGTCGGTCGGACGCCATTGGCCTCAGCGTCCGCGACCGTGGCACCCTCCGGTGCGTCTGGGTAATCGACCAGCACCATGACGCCGCCGGTCTCAAGGATGCCGTCAAAGCCTTGCTCGGCGAAGCGGTCGACGTCCTGGCCCGAGCCGGTGATGTCCTTCAGGTAGGCGGCGAGACCCTCCAGGCCCCTGCGCGTCGGCGTCTTGCTGAAGACCAGACCGCCAAAGGCTTCCTGCGTGCGGGCGACGACAGGGAGGAAATAGGCTCCCTCCCGGAACTTCGTGGCCGTGTCCTTGTCGTGGCCGGGCAGGGGGCGGATGTGGTCGAGCGCCGTCTCGCGCCCTGCAGCCAACTCGGCCACCTTCCGGCGGGGCTCGGCATAGACGCTCCAGGCCGGATCAGCGTCATTCACGGCCATCAGAAGCTGACCTTCACGCGGCGGGCGGCACCGGCGGCATCACGCGGAGCGAACGCCATCACGAAAGCATCGGCCTTGTTGGGGGAGGGGATGTCTCGCTTGGCGAGGTCCTTCTTGCTTTCAACCTTCACCTTGCCGCTCCCGTCATAGTCGCGCCGTGGCGTCGATAGTTCGTCGATCAGCAGGTCGAGGTGGTCGCAATCGGGCGCGATGCTGATCAACTCGCCCTCGTCGAACGTCATGCCCTTGGTCACGGCGTTGAAGGTGTTCCGGAACCGCGCTGCCACTTCCCACCAGGCCTGAGCCTTGAGGTTGAGGTAGAAATCCTCGTTAGCCGGGCTCTTCGGGTCCTTCGGATCGATGCGCGCTTTTGGGTTCAGGATGGCGCCCGAAGCGTTGAACTTGTGATAGGCGATCCGCGCGTTCTTCTGGTCGTTCAGGCTGGCGAAGTGCGCGCCGGCAAAAGCCCCAACCCCGATGCTGTCATAGTCGATCTCTGCTCCGGCCTCGGTCGCCTGGGCATGAACCCGCGAGGCTGA